GCGGTTTTGAGTGCCAAGTGCGCACCGCCTGACAACACGCTCTTGGTGATCTTCGCAATATGCGCAGTTGCACCATGGGCGTATGCTGCGTCGCGAGCAGGCTCGACGACATTGCGGTTTGCGGGGTTCACGACCTTAGCCTTGTTAACCGCGCGCAACTGAGAACCCGCAAGCTCCCAGTGTTGGGCGATGTTGAGGATATAGGTCTGGTCAGCGGTAGTTGTATTGTTAAGAAACAAATACATAGCACCATGACTGGTGCTAGTGCCTGCGTAAGCCTCACTGGTATACCAGAAGGCTGAATCCGCTGAGTGGGGAACCCAAATCTGCTCGAAGCCGTCTGAGCCGTCTCCATGGACCTGAAAGTTCGGGAAATAGGCGAAATCACCTTGGTTAGGGAAATCAGCCATGTCGACCCGGCTGTCAGGACAAACTGTGCAAACACTACCTCCACGGCTGAGCTGTTCAGTGATATTATAACCACGAACTCCCATGGCCGTGAGCTGGTATCGCACTTTGTCAGTGGGGACGGCGTTATAAGGAAGAACTGTCTCCTGTTGCACGGCAACCGTCGTAACGACGTTAGAAGCGGCGGCAGTATAACCAATAGTAAGATTGTTATTCACCAGCGCACATATGGCAAGTTTCCCTGACACAGTATTGCTGGGTCCCCAAACGTAATTAACGATGGGGTTACCAATAGATTGGAGCTCGCCGTTGAAGGCATAGGGGGTATCCCCCTGCACATGTGTGCCATGCGCCCGGAACATAACCTGACTCGCCGTGCCGGCGGTGACAGTCACCTGAAAGTAGATGTCACCGGAACGACCGGTGGTCGTGGCCAACGAAGGAGCGGGGTTATTGTGAACTGGAGCCCTAGTCGGACTAGAGTTAAAGGGGTCAGCCATCGCCCTGGAGTTGTCCAGGATGAGTTTGCTGTCAACCCTACCACCAGACAATTCGTCCACGTGGCGCTCGAGTTCATCAAGTGTCCTCATAGCCTTCATATGTTCCTTATGGTGCTTCTCAAACAATTTCTTGCTTTCAGCACCAGTAATAACCTGGCCACCCTTCTTAGAAGGGTACTTCGGGGCGTTGGGATTAAGAGACATTTCTTCAAATACTTTTGTCACTGCGCCCACAGTGACTCTTGGATCTTGGCAGTGTTGTGTTAAGCCCTCGTACCCCACGCTAGAGAGGAATTCCTTAATAGCGGGAAGTTCCTCGTTATGGCGTAACTCATACATACACTGTTCATAGAGATCAGCGTTATAGCCGCTGTGGCTAAGCAGCCGGTACAGCAACTTGCCGTACGTGATGAGTGACGCACCCTTCGGGTCGAGCTTGTGTGAGCAAAACTCAACTGGAAAGGAGGCGTGATCTACATGGTCAGTAATTCGGAAACCAAATCGCTGATAGTCACGCTGCGCAGGACTCTCTAAACAATCATCACCCATGGCGTTGCTCCAGGGGTCTCGCTCACCAGCCAAAAGGGCTAGGCAGACACTCAAGGTGTTACGCATGGTGGAGTTCAGAGCGCTGGTCATATAGAAGCCAGACTTCATAACTCCCTTATACAGGGTGTTATTCTCAAGCACGAGAGTAAACAACTGGCCATCCGTAGTGGAAAAGTACGCATTACAGATGCAGAAAACGTAGTTCTGCACGAACTGCCGCCAGAGTACTGGACATCCGCCAGCAATGTAATATGCTCGGACGCCAGCATCGACGAGCTGTTCCGGGATAGAGAAATCCCAGCCCTGCACGTCGTTGCTCTGGAAAGGAAAACGCTTCATTAGTTCACTACAATAATCACGAACCATCTCGTCGGTGAAACCAATTCCTGGTTTATTGGGGCCAGCCACCCAATCATCAATGGATTTGGATGTGGCGTCACCGAAAACAACCCTCTCAATGATTTGGAAAATCACTGAGTTAGAGGAGATGAGGCGAAATCTCTTATTTGCGATCTTCTCGGACTTATGCGGTTCCTGTTTCACAAACAGACGGATCGGATCGATCCAACCCCGAGAATACAGTTCAGGGAGAGTGTACTTCGAGAAATCCTCGTTCATCATGATTTGAAGACGTTCATAACAAACATCCAAAACCAATTCAGGACAAGTTTCCATCACGTCTGCATTGGTTTGACCCAAGCAGGAAAGAGGGACCCCAGGACTAGAGTCCATGGGTACTTTAGCCATGTTATTGACTATAAGTTGTCTCAAATTACGCTCTTCAACCTCTGGAAATGAGAAAGTGGGCAAGCGCTGGCTGATTATACCAATGGCTCGCTCTAACGCGTCGACGGGCAAAGGCTCAGAAGTGTTGAGCCGCGTGGACTGAAACTCTAAGGAGGACAACTCTGCCTGGGCGCCGCGCATAGGCCAGGAGAACCGAAGTACCTCCTGGCCTACGCGCGTTGGTTTCTCTTCTTCTTGCGCTTTGAGGCGC